AAAAGTCAAAAAAAGACTTAAAGAAAATCCAGATATGTCTGAGGACGAGCTACTTGCAGCTTCTTTACAATATAATTTAAATGTAAAAAATCCTAATAATATTTTGCTACAAAACGGGTTTATAGAAGTCATGGATGGCCCGACTGGTTTTATGTTAATTAAAAGAGATGTTTTTGTAAGAATGGCAAAAGTTTATCCAGAATTAAAGTTTGTGCCAGATCAACACATTAATCAATCTCATGACAAAGAATTTGATTATCATAAAACGTCTGATTGGAATTACACTTTTTTTGACACCATGATAGAGCCAGAAACTAAACGATATCTGTCAGAGGATTACGCTTTTTGTCGTTTGTGGCAAAATATGGGAGGAAAAATATATGCAGACATTTTAAGTGGCATGACGCATTATGGTAATTATGCTTTTCGTGGTAATGTATTTACACAATTCAAAGGAGCTAAAAAATGAATTTAGATTTAAAAATAAAAGATAATTTTTTGCCAAAAGATTTATTTGAAAAACTTGCAGTTTACAGCTCTACTTTAGATTATAGTAGTACAAGTCTTGCATACAGAATAAGAGGTAAAAACAATCACGTGTGGTTATCAAATCATATTCAAGAAGACGATGACCTTTTAAAAGAATTAGAAAAAAGTATAATTAAACACTTTAATGTAAAAATTAAAAATTTACACTTAGCTGCTTTCACTTGTGTTAACAGCAAAAAAGCACAACCACACAAAGATGAAGAAGTTTATCCTAATGAAAAGCATTTAATAATTTATT